TACCCCTGATAAAACGGACTGATTGCCCGAGATCCCTGAGGTGAGTTTAGTGCTGTAATTATTTGGTCGTTCAATTCTTTCTCTCCAATCTTCACAACAATATTGATTGGCTGTTTCTGGTCGCCCCCCTGTGTGCCGGTGAGTGCTGCCACAACAGGGTCGGTGATTGCCTCCTTGAGGAGAGGGCCCATGATCTGCCGGAGGGCGCCCTGCATCATCATCCCGGCAGGTCCGCTAGCTGCCAGTCCGCCTAGGCCGCTGAAGGCTTTTGAAATGGGGCCGCCTGGTTTGGTGGCCATGATGGTGTCGTCGGAAGAAGGCTCAATGACTTCGCCACCACTGGTGACGATGACATCGTTGGTTTTGCGGGCTTTTGCTCGTTCTATATTGGTGCCGAAGCCAAAAAGCTTGCCGGCGAGGCCGAAGGACAGGTTATTGGCCAAATCTTTAAGTGATTCTACAAGAGCGTCGACGAACCCCCTTCCGTCCTTTACGTGCTTGAAAAAGGATATGAAGAAGCTTATGGCCATGCCGATCGGACCAAGGAACAATAGTACCTTTTGTGTCATATCAACTAAAATCTCGGTCCAGCTCATTCCCTGCTTGCGCATATTTATAATGTGGCCAATAACCAGTCCCAGGGCGACTCCAACGAGGAGATACGGGCCCCAGGCCACCTTTGATGCTATGCCGAACATCTTCACCGCAATGCTAGCCGACTTCTGAGTCGCAGTAAAAAGCTTGAGTGCAGCGCTGAACATTTTTAAGGACATCCCGCTGGCAGTCCAAAGGGATTTCGCGATCATCATTCCCTTAATTAACATGTATAATTTGGATGTAACCCCAATCAAAATTGTAGTAAAGAGAACAGCCTTAACGGTTCCCCTATCAAGCTCTTTAATCCATTTACTAAACTTCGAAATTCCCTCGGCAAAACTTGTAAACCACTCGCGGTTTTCAACGATTAAGGTGCGCATTGCATTTTTAAGCTCGTCAAAAACACTCTTGGTTTCGGCCGCCAGTTCAGCCAAGCGCTCTTGTTCCATGGCCTGCCTCTCTTCCTCGTCCGAGAGGGCGCCCATTGAGCGTCGCAACTGATCAACCGACATGCCGGCCGCATTCGCAAGCGCCTGTTGTTCCTGCTTGCTCATCATATCAATACTAACGCCGGCGGCCTCAATAGATTGTTTCATAAGTTCTAGACGCTCTGCCTCAGTAGCGTTGAGCATATCAATAGAGTTTAAATAGGGGCCACCCAAAATAGCATTCAAACGGCCGACTTTTTGGCCGGCGCCCTCAAAAGTATCAAAGGGGTCCCCCACGAGGCCCATCAGTTCGTCTACAGACATGCCAGTTGACTTAGATTGCTGTTCAAGCTTTTGGAACACGCCCATCATCTGTGTGCCGTAGAACGCCAGCTTAGGGGCGACGGAAGCAAAGTCTTCTGCCACCTCGGACATTGGTTTTCCAATTTGTTTAGCGGTTGATGCCAAGGTTCTGAGGGTCTCTTCGGCTTCCCCCGATGTCATGCGTAGCGATTTGGTGGCTTGGTCCATAATCTTGCTAGATGTTTCCGTGGAGACCCCCAACTCGTTCATTAGAGCGACGGTTGTGCCAATTCTTTTTGCTTCGGCCTCGTTAAGGTTTGTAAAATCCCTATAATTATTGAACAAGGATAGTGTAGCTTGCCCGGCTTCGTCGATTGTCACGCCCGCACCTGCCCCGGCGCGCTCAATGTCGTATAGCGTAGTGTTAAACTCATTTCCTGCTCCGGTGGCCTGCTGAAAAGCAGACGAAGCCTTGTCTTGGGCGAACGCCAAATTCACCGAACTGTTAATAATTTTTAAGGTGGCATTACGAAAAGCGCTAAGCGTCACAATGCTCAAAACAATGCTTTTGGTCATCCCTATTATTTCGCCCGTAGTCTTCGGAACGTATTTCGTATAAAGGCTATCGAATTCGCCACTCAAGCCGAAAAGGGCTGTGGTATAATTCCTTGAGATGCGCTCACCTTCAGCCATTTCTTGCTTAAGCTTTTCTTGAGCTTTGGTGTATTCCTCGGTCTCTTCCTTTAGTTTCTTGACCATCTTTCTGAGACGATCTTGTTGCTTTATCTGTTGCGGTGTCGCTTTGCCCTGTTCTTCAAGGGTATCAAGAATCTTGATCTGTGCCTCAAGCCACTCAGTACGCGCTGCATTGATCTTATCTAAAGAAGCTTTTTTACCGGTCTCCGCATCTTCTTCCTCTTTAACCATCCTGACCATTCTCTTGCGCTGTTCGGCTAATCTTTTAAGAGATTTGAGTTCTTCTTCTTGGCGTTCGAGTTTGAGTTCATGACTGATGCGTCGACGCTCCGCCAAGGCGAGCTCTTGATCTGGTGTTAACGCGTCGGTCATTTGATGCCTTTAGTTCCCTAGTTTTTGAACGGCCAGCGTAAGCCAGTTTCCGTTTCAAAGCGACTCACGGCTTTTTCAAGAGAGCGTTTCTCAATCATGGTTTTTGAATTATTGAGACCATTCTTCATATAGCTATCCATGTATCTTTTCTCTCCTTTTAGAGAATTAAAAAAAGCATCCACCTGATCTTGGGTGCCCCGTATTGAGAGGGGGATATCTATGCCGGCCTGATAAAGACCCTGTAGGAGTATATTAACTTTATTAGAAAATTGACTATAAACATACTCATTGAGCGAGTTGTCGGTTAAATCAATAATTATTGGCTCTTGAGAATTGTCCATTGAGATACACTCCTGATGTAAATAGTTATTTAAACAAAAAGGGGCACCTACTATGTGCGAGAGGTGTCGTTCGCGTCTTCCATAGCCTTGTTTTGTGCCTCAAATTCTTTAACGAGGCGCTCCACGAACCAGCGGCGCAACTGAATGGGTAGGTTATAGGCCTCTAGGAAAGACCAGCCGCCGTGATGTTTAAGGGCGAAGAGTTCTTCATACACCCCTTGCTGATATTCAGGACCCAGGCCAAAAAAACTCTGCCGTCATTGGCAGACCTACTCTTCCTTCGTAGCTGCAGGTTTCGCACTCATACTCAACCGTTAAATCTAGGTTGGGAACGATTCCATCATAAACAGTACGAATCTGTCGTGAGATGGTGGCCGGGACGACACTGATGAAGTGCTTAAGGGTCTCGTGGTCGTCATGACCATCAACCTCAACGATAATGGCGCCGAGTTGATCGGTAACATTAGCCTCGGGGCGCTTCATTTTCTTGCGTTTGTCACGCTGCTGCGTTACCCGCTTCTCGTCGCCGCCCTTTAAGAGCCGCACTGTAACTGTTAATTTGTATTTTTCAATAAAAATATCATAATAACCATCTTCGCGGAGAGTCACCTGGGGAGGGAGGGAGGGCTCTTTGGTTTCAATTTCATCTAGATCGATACGGTGTGCAGCAGACGCAAAGCAACTGGGACACGTAACTGTAGATTCATAAATTGGGCCAAAGCCTGTAATGCGTGTTGCAATTAGTACCGCATTCTTATCTCCCACCAACATGTCATCAGTTTTTATACGTTTATCCACCAAAACAGACTGCAAGAGTCTATCCAAAGCGAGTCCTTTCTTTAGCAGCGACTCAGAAGATAGAATATCTTCCTCTTTGGCCGTCATATGTCGGATTTCAACTGTACTTGTGTTGTGGAGGGGGTGACCCTCTTCATAGGGTTCGCCTCTACTGGGCAAATCCACAAATTCCGTGGGCGTTACAAAGGAAAATAAACTATCTGTTTCTTCTTGCAGTGCTGCGGGAATTGGGGGATTGCTGTCGAAGGGCGCGTCAGGAGAACCAGTTCTCCCGGAGTTATTTCTTCTAGCCATTCATTACCTGCTTTCTTTTCTTTTACGAAATAGCGCGGACGAGTTCAAGTCCTTCGCCAATCTCATACTCAGCCCAATCATACCGGAAAGTCACCTCTAAATTAAGTAATTCATCACCAGCATAGTCAAGATCACCAAATTTGGCTTCCGTAATAAAGGGATTTTTAAGTGTCCAGATGGAGACCACCTGACCTTCGCCAGTCAGTTCCTCAATGCTAACGGAACCCAGAGCACCGAGTGCCATTCGCTTGTTGACTGTGGAAATACCAGAACTAATTGCGCCGGCCTCGGTCACTTTCGACGCCTGAAGGTTTGGCTTCAGATAGCCAGAGTTGACAAGAGCCTCATACAAGAGCGCGTTGCCATCAGGGTCGATGGAGTTAACAATAGTGGCAGAGACCGTATTCCACGTAACGGTTCCAGGATAATAGTATGTGTTTCCCAGGAACTGGTGAGGAGTCTCGGAGATACTATACGAAGGCTTAGTTACTGACTTGCAAAGATACTCAGCGTAAGCACCCCCTTCAGTACTTTGAAGCTGTGGCAGCCTCAAAATAAATCTATGTTGCCTTTTAGGTTCTGATGCTGCTGATGTCCAAAATGCCATTTGTATAGTGCTCCTGTTTAATTTAAATAGTAGGGGGATAAAGTATCCCCCGTACTTTTATTATTAATCCTCGAACGATGCTCCCGTTCTTGTAATGTTGAAATCAATCGCGATAAATTCAATGGCGCGAGTGGGCTTCAAGTAGATCCGGGCGTACAGAATATTTCTGTCGATCAGGTCTGGTGTTGTGGTTGTCCCGTCGAGGACCAACCTAAAGTCGGAAAGACCAAAGTTTGTCCTGACATCCTCAAGGAAGGGAACGGCGACGGACTTGAATCGAGCCCAAGTTGTCGGAACGTTCGGATCAAAGAGAATCGTGGTTGCCAGCTGCGAGATGCGCTTCTTAACGAAGATCATCAGGCGGCGCACGTTAATGCGATCCAGTGCCGAAGGCGTAACCTGCAAGGTCTTCTGACCAAAGATTACAATTCCTTCTGCGGGGAACTTGGCAATGGGGTTAATATTTGCCGAGTAGAGGTCATCCCGATCCTTGCGACGCAACTGGTGAGCCACATCGGTGACGGGAATGCCAGCCGAACCCTCTGTGAGTCCACCGCGATTGAAGCCGGCCGGTGCAAACCAAACCTGCGTCTTACGCTGGGAACTTGAGAAAGTACCCAGGGCTGCGATAGAGGGAGGTAACCACACGAAGGCCCCATTAATGGAGTCTCGTCCACGGACCCAAGGATAGAAAGTACAACCGTACGAACTATTAAGGCCGCGTGAGCGGAGGCCTGAAATGACCTGCCGCAAGTTAGAGGCAGTATTCTTGCGCATAGCCTCAGTGCCTTCCTGACGCGGGACATAACCGGCGTCGGGGAGGTCGATGACGGCCAACGCGTCGCCTCGATCTTCACACACATTGATAAGGTTTGTAGTCAAACCTGTCACCGTGAGTCCAGGGACGGCTGCGAGATTCATCTCAACCACCTCAGGATCGGAAATAGCGTCAATCGTTCGACGAATCGAGTTGAATACATAACTGTTCTGGTCCGACGGCGATGAGGTTGGAATGTTTCGGTTAGCAAACGCATCCATCTCTGCGACATCGACCCCATCAAATCCGCCATAAAGGGGGACCGTAAAGCGGTCGAAGCCTTGGTCAAGAACACCAGTAAGATATCCGTTTGCGGCTGTCCAAGATGTCCCATCAGCGAAGGAGCCGCTCTGCCACGAAGTAGTGGCCGCAGCGGAACCCGACAGATCGTCCAAACTGAAGGCCATCGAGGCCTCAAGGCCGGAAGATGTACTGCTTCCCTGAAAGAGAGAGAACATATTGCCAACGGCGCCGCCGCGCGGGCGGAGGGTATCAATGGTCGACGGGGCGAAGACGCTTCCGCCGGCTGTCTTGGTGGTCTGAAGTCCGAAGTAGGCGTCTGTAACGTTGCTCAGGTTGCCATCCGACGCGTTCACGCGAAATTCGGGTGCCGGGTAAAGCAATGTGCCGTTGACCGCATTAATCGGGATACCGTTGGAGGCACTCATAACCAGAATGTCGCCCGGACCACGAGCAATTTGTGTGCTAGAAACATCAGGCAACGATCCTGTCACCCAATTGCCTGCTACGGCGCCTTGGAGATTTGTCTCATCGGTATATTTGACGATTCCTCGCCAACCGAAAGGAAGGAAACTTGCGTTTGCAATACCAGCGTCAATGTCGGAAGAAACCTGCACGCGCACAAAGTCAGAATTGTTGGGCCAATCGCCCTTCTGAATGTAGCGGCGCTCGTCTTCGTCCCAATTGCGGAACCGATCACCAATCTTACGAGAAATGTAGTTTAACGAATTAGGGTTAAGATCGCAATTGTCGAACTGCTCCACAACACGAACCACATTATCAGAATCACTGAGGTGTCGAACCACGACAGAGAATGTACCGTAATCAGTGGCATCATTAGTCGAAACCTTGATATTAGAAATGGAAACTTTCAGGTTTTTGTTGGTCCAGTCTCCCTGTTGGTCCAGGGCGTGGAACTTAAAGAGATTAGAAATGCCAGATCCCAGCTCACCGCTCGTAACCCAAGGAGTTTGGGCATTTTGGACGCCGTCCTGGTAAACGCTGGCCGAAGCAACAGTCGAAGTACTCTTGTAGAGTTTCAAAATGGTTGCCATCGTTCGGGTCTGGTCGCTAGTGGCGTTAATATTGGAACTAACGTGGCGATCGAAGGTCTCCCCGAGGAAGTAATTTAATTCATCTTCCACAATCCCACTATTTGACTGTTGGGGGTTAGTATTCAGGACCTTCCGCAGATACCGAGGGCTATTCTCATCAAGGTTAAAGGTAGTTGTGAGAGAATCCGTACCCTTATAGTTCTGGATTATAAGCCTGAACTGGTTACGGGTTCCATCGTCGGCTACAACATAGTTGGTGCCGGTAACATTCAATGAAGAAACAGCAATTCCGTTGGCTGCGGCGCCGCCGCCGAAGCGGCCACTAATTGTGGCAGAACCCGAGCCGAGGAGATCAACCACCGTAAAGGGGCTAAAAATATCTTCAGCAACGGTTGCGGACCCGGCGCCCGAGTTACCACTCACGGCGATATCAGGCGACGCGCCGCCAGTGGCGGCTTGGATCTGAATAATATTATCGCCCAAAGACGATGCCACAAAATCAGCCGAAGCAGATGCGTTAATAACAGCAATCAGGTTAGCGGCCATGCCGGCCGAACTCGAGGCTACCGCATATGCTCCCGCACCAGTTAAATCGAAGGAACCAGTAAAGGCAGTAAAGGTATACGTATTGCTCTCGTCATAGTCCGTTAGCGTGAGGATTGAGCCTGCGGCATCGCCAGTACTGGCCGACAACACAGCAAACGAAGCTGTTGCGGCGGTCGCTGCACCATTTGTCATTAATGATCCCGAGATAACCGGGCGAGCGGCGCCGTTGGTATAGATGATACCCGCGAGGGCGCCTGTGACCTCTTGGCCGGACGATCCCGACTCGGCAATAAAAATACCCCAAGCGTCGTCAGTCTTCCAACCGGCTTGGCCGCCTGCACTCAGGGTACCAGCGGTTGTTTCTGTGCCAAGAAGACGAATATAGGTTAAAGGAGAGCTGTTACGCAAGTAAGCCTGCGCAGCATACATACCATAGGTGGGGGCAGATTTATTGTTGCCCGCGCGCCATACGTCATCACCGGGTTCGCCCGGGCTCGGAGTACCAAACTTTTGAACGAACTCGGAAAACGAATTAACGGTAACAGGGCGCAATGCAGGGCCCTTTTCTGCTCGGCCAATCACAACTGGTCCGATTCCAACAGGTGATGCTGGAAGGTGGGAGTTGTCAATCTCGTTGACGAACACTCCCGGCGATACAAATCTGAAATTTTTCACTGACATTCGTTTGGTTCTCCCTAGATTACAGAATCTTCTAAGTAAATAGTATTATTCACTCTCAATCGTACTATTCTCTATAAAATCCATCCTTAATATTCTCGGGTATTTCCCCAAAGATGGTTTTCTCTCGCCCCAGTTTAACTTCCACGGCGTTTTCGCGGATAGCAATGGTGGGTGATTCTTGGTTCTCGCCCTCTCCGACCAGATACCCCAGCACCTCAATAGAGATAGTGGTCTCATAGTTCCGCTGCTCCATTCCGAGGGCGGCCTGATTGGACTCGTTCGTAAAGCCGCCGTCGATAAACACCTCATAGTAGTGACCATCCTGAGTGATGCGGCGCGGAGTGCGCGAATTGCCGGGGACGGTGATAAAGGGCCGCACCAGCTCATTCAAGTGCTGCTGGTACTCGGTCCGTAAGATAACCTCATAGTTTACCTTTACCCATGTAGGGATGGGAATGGTCATTGTCTCGTACACCACCCGCTGGGTCGACATGTTGCGCTTGTTTGTATTAAGGTTTTTCGAATCTACATCTTTATTGGCGCCATACTTGCGCTTGGAGTACGCATTTTGAAATTCTGCTGTTTTTTTAGGATTGATTCGGCGAGCTATTTGAATAGTTCCGCCCTGTGCACCGGGTTGGGGGTATAAGTTCGCAAATATGGTGCCCTTAAAGTTGGGATCCTTTGTAACATCAGCGCGATTTACAGCAATTAGAGGCAAAATTAAGGTCTGCTCGGTGTCCCGAAGTTCTTTGTTATGTTTAGTCTGATATGCTCGCTCCGAAGTAACCCACAACACAGGAACCTTTTCAAAACCATCATTCGTTGTGATGGATAAGTTCAATTCCTCGTTAATAAAGTTCATCATGGCGCCATCAATGGTTTCTAGGGACGAAGGAGCAAACTGAACTTCATGAAGTTTGTCCTCAACGCCTTTATCGCCAATATAATCGTATTCGTGCCCCTTGGTGTTCTGGATTTGTAATTGTGTTCGCCTATCCTTGCGTGCCATTGTCTATCCCCTATCCAACGTAGATGCCGGTGGGGATGTTTTCCATCACTTTCTTGGTAGAATCTTGCAAAGTGGCATCCTTGGCAGCCATTTCAGTATAAGTTAACTCATCTAGAATCGTCTTAAGTTCATCGCGGAGCATATCTTGCTCGGCCTTTGCCTGACCCAGGAGTTCGGCAGCATTTAGAGTTACACTCTCGCCCGGGATTGGCACTGTTGCAAACTTGCCGCGCACTTGTCCCAAAATCTCTTTGGTGAGTGCCAAAGCAAACCGCCGGATCCACTGCTTACCAATCGAGTTAATCTTTGCATAAGGAATGTTAGCAAATGGTAGAGTATTCATATTATTAATACCCTCAATACCAGACTTGGGCTGCCCTGTACCCTCTTCCCAGGGTGCATATTGGTTTTCAATTGTAAATTCTACCCAATATTTCTCTGGGGATGTTCCCTGAGGTCGAGGATAGATACGCAACATATTATTCTTAATTTCATATGAATAATGAGAAATACGCGTCCAGAGAGCATCCTCGTAGGCCATGGCTTGAAGCTTGTTTTGCCAGACTGGGACTATTTCAAACGTTGAGTCGTCTGCATACTGGCCGTAGGTGCGCATATTGCCCACGACGGAAAATCCACCATAATATCCATAGAAGCGCCACATCGCTCGTGGGGTTTTAAAGAATACTTTACGAATCTGCACCCGTTTATCGCCGATCTGGCCAAAAAAGGAGGCGTCGGTATTGGTGGCAGAGGATGCCGAAAGAAGGGCCTGCAAATCATAATCCTGCTGGCCTGATACTTTATCAATGGAGCCAGAGTAGATAGGGAGAGTTCCTCCTAATCCCACTTCAGTAATTGATCTCTCGGATACGCGGCGTGAGAAGCCATAATCAAAGCGAGGATAACGTAGTTCGACATCTGACCCAGAGAGTGCATGACCTGACTCAATTTGGCCGTCTTGGTCAAAAGAGGCGGTGGCAGCCCCTAGCAGATCAGATAAAGAATTCTTGCTTTGGTGTAAATTAACCAAATAAGAATATTCTAAAACCGCTTCTTCATAGGCGGCATAAACATTTCCTTCTGCCAGTTCAATATCTAGGACGTCGCCCCCCAGTTTTTTATATGTATAGGCCACCTGGTCGGCCGCCCCTGAAACAAATGCTCCAGAACCAGCATAAACACCAAAAGGCAGTGTTGCGCCCACATTTGCTGTGGATCCGGTGACCGGTAGGACATTTGAATTAGATGTAGAGGCAGGTTGTAGATTAGGGATCGCCATGAAAGTTCCTCGTGTGCTCTGTTACTAAATAGAAAGCCCCGCCTCAAAAGAGACGGGGCTTTAACTATTTTGACCTTACGTCAGGTATGCTAGTCTTCAAGACCGCGGACAATAACAAGTCCATACATATCCGGACGAACCATCTTCTTGGCATATCGAGTCATCACGCCCTTGCGAGGCACGAAGTCTTCAACGCCGAAGATCGTCGGGGTGGTCTGCAGCGGCACATAAGGTGCGTACACATAACCACTCTCAAGGAAGCTACTTCCGCGTCGACCCACAAGGATCAAGTTACGCGGGAAGTAAGGATCGACAATAATGTCGAACTTCTTCGAAAGGGAACCAACCTTAACAGCACCCGCATCTCCGCGGTCGCTATCAGCAGTCACATTGGCACGGAAGCCGGCAGTGAACTCAAGGATGTTGGCAACCTCTGGTCCAACGACGCAGAAGTTAGCAGCACCACGCAGAGTCTTGCGGTGGATCTGTGCAGAGACATCATTGATGGTCTCAATGAGGGTCTCATACCATTCGCTCACGTTACCCGTGAAGTCCTGTGTAACCGTGGAAACAGCACCTGTCTCTCGGTTGAGGAACTGACCCGGGTGGCGAGACCAGTAACGAATACCAGCCTTTGAGCCGCGGACGAGGTCCTCAAGGATCTCACGATCAATCTCAAGAGCGATCTGCTCAGACAGAATCTGAGTAAGCTCGACTTCAGCGTCAAGGTTGTGGTAGGCGTTAAGATCCTGTCCTAACTCCGGGGTCCACTTGGCCTTGAGCTTCTTGGTGACTGCCGTAACGGACACACTGTCGACTCGGATGTCGATCTCAGGAATGTTCGCATTACCTTCCAATCCCCAAGTATCAGCACCAACGACGGAACCAAGCGGTCCGCCGTCAATAAAGTTGTCGTTGATCGGCACGTTAATGGCGACCGCGTCATCCAGAAGAGTGCCTAGGGCGATCGGAGTAAGGGCTCCACTAGCAACAACGGTCAGAAGAACCAGGTCGCTGTCGTTCTTATCTATGCGAGTCAAACGACGAACAAGCTGTCCGTCAAGGCCTACATCCAGCGGGAACTCGCAAGCCACGAGGTCCTCTTTGTTAAAGCCAGTACCATTGGCCAGGGACAGGGACGCCATAGTAACAGTAGCCTGCGCGAACGCAGAGCCGGAAACCAGGTCCGGATCGTATTGGAGAACACCATCGCCACCGTACACCCCTGCTCCGATAGCAATGCCATCGGTGCCAGTTCCCCAGTCGGGAAGACTTCCTGCAGTAATACTACCAGAAGCGCGCATGGTTGTCGCGATGACCGCGGAACCCGTCGGAGACGAGTAACCGTTGTTCAACGCATAAGGACCAGCCTCAGCGTTGAGTCCCGTCAAGAGGACACCACCGGTGATCTGGGCGCCTACGCGTCCGCCACCGAAGAGAGAAGCCTCTCGGCCCTGAGCGGTTCCGTCAATCTGACCATAGCCCAAGCGCGGGAGTCCTGGGCCACTATCCGAAGTGGTGAAATCCAGGAAGAAGATGAGGCCCGAGGGCAAACTCATCGGCTGAACGCTAACGAGATCGTTGGCGATCAGGGAGCCGAATACACGGCGAACGAGGGGGAATGCGACAGCCGCAAAGCCCTCAACGTCTCCACCCGCCATGGATGAAGACTCTCGAAGTAACTCTTTTGCTTGGTTCTCAAGCAATCGGGCCATTCCGTTCCGAGCGGTGTCGTCGCCGATACCCTCAAGCAGTCCGGTCTGTTCCCATTTTCCAATGAGGGCAGCACCTTCGGCTGAGAGATCGCGGTTAACGATACCTTCGGTTAATTTCTGTACAATAGACATTTTATAACCTCCTATAATTTGTTGTTGAATGTCATTTATTCAAACCTGCTAAACGCAGCATGCGACCCATCTTAGGATCGCGTGTTGCCTCGTTGTTTTTCTTAGAGTTGATCAAAAGCGATGTAGGTCTCTGAACCGCTTCACGAAGTGTTTGTGGTCTCGAACTATTATTAGAGTTCGGGATCCCCACTGCGTTTTGAATTGTTTCAAAAATCATATTCGCTTCTTCAACAGAATTGGCAAGTTGAACAGCTTCGACAATTTTATTCTTTTGTCGCTCATTCAAGGAGGCGCTGCTTAGTGCCTTGTTTTGATAAACAAGCTTGGCGTTTTCCAAGTTCAACTTAGTAAGCTGAGTCTTGGCTTCAAATAGAAGAGCACGTAGCTCTTCCGTTGATTCTTTAAGTTCAGAGTATTTGGTTTCAAATAACTCATCATCGGAAACTACATCTGGGGCGGTTCGAGTTTCTTCGTCCTCGTCTTCCACGCCCTCCGGGTGTGCTTCCAATGCTGCGAGCATGGCATCATCGTTAGCCTGCTCAATACTGTTGTAGGTAGATCCTTCAGCCGACCATCCTTGAGGTCGGGGGACCATGTCCACAACTAATTCTTCGATAAGATCAGATAACACCTCTTCGCTGAGAGCAATGTCTTCATCTTCTTCTAAGTCGACGCGCGCGGAAGATCCAGCTAGTTCAGCATCGTCCTCACTCGCGGAGGCCGACATGATCTCTTCCTCGTCTTCTGTCTCGCTTTCTTCCGCTAAAGTGTCGGCGAGGCCCAAAGCATCATTAAGTTCAGGAGCCGCCGGTTCTGCGCCTGCAGCCTCCTCTTCCTCGATGCGTGCCTTGAGTTGACTGAAGTCTATTTCCACCAACTCGTCGTCAGCGGGGGCATCAATTTCTTCGTTCTGAAAGGCAAAGGGTACGTCTTCCATAAAGGTGGCATCCGCCTCGGGGGCTTCTTCCTCCTCAAGACCTAGGCCCAACTCATCCTGCTCTAGTAAAGACGAAAGGGCTCCGCGAACTTCGCCGGCGTACTTCTCTAGCACGGCTGTTTCCGCGTTTTTAAGTGCGGCTTCCTTGAGGGCTTTAGCGTCTACAATCGCTTCTTCTAATAGTGAAGACATAGAATTACTCCAAATCTGATGACTTATCAAAAATAAATAGTTCGTAAGATGGGGAAAT